GTCAGAGAAGATTTCCGAGCTAGAAAAGAAGTTGAACGAGTCAATTCAAAAGAGTGTTGACCTTACATCTTCTAACTCAACTCTAGTTCGTGAACAGGTCATTTCCGAAGTATCTGAGGATTTGGCCGATACCGAAATTGAAAAGTTTAAATCACTTACTCAGGATGTTGATTTTGGGGATGAGGATTCTTTTCGTGTAAAACTTAATACACTGAAAGAAAGCTATTTTCCAAAATCTCACACCCATAGTGATAAAGCTATTGATGATGAAGATGGTAGCACCGCACAGGACGTTGATACGACAGATTCCATGAAAACGTATATGTCGGCCATCAGTCGTAATCAAAAGGCGAGTGCATAAAACATTATATTAACGGATGTAAATTAAAAGGAGAAACAAATGTTTCAAACAGAACATCTACAAGAAAAGTGGCAGCCAGTCCTAGAACACCCCGATCTCCCAAGGATTGAGGATTCTTACAAGCGGGCAGTTACTACCCTCATCTTGGAAAACCAAGAAAAAGCAATGCGTGAAGACGCTTCCTATCTCCAAGAGACAGCACCAGTCAACGCCAGTGGCGGCGGGCAGATGAATACATGGGACCCAATTTTGATCTCATTGGTTCGTCGTGCAATGCCTAACCTTATTGCGTATGACGTATGTGGTGTGCAGCCAATGACGGGCCCAACGGGTTTGATCTTTGCCATGCGTTCTTCGTTCCTGTCGCAAGACGGTGCCGAGGCTCTTATGGACGAGTCACTTCCTGGCAAAGCTGGTGCTTCTAACCAAAACGCCGCCGGTACTATTGGTGGTGGCGATGTTGGTTCAACTGAAACTAACCCTGCTGTTCTGAACGACAGTCCTTCTGCTGGTACTTATGTAAGTGCTACTGGTATGACAACTGCTCAGGCTGAGGCGTTGGGTGACAGTGGCGCCAACTCTTTTGGTCAGATGGCTTTCTCGATTGAGAAGTCAACTGTTACTGCTGTATCTCGTGCCTTGAAGGCCGAGTACACAATGGAGTTGGCACAAGACTTGAAGGCAATTCATGGTTTGGACGCCGAGACAGAGCTTGCTAACATTCTTAGTTCTGAAATTCTTGCTGAAATCAACCGTGAAGTTGTTCGTTCACTGTATGTCACCGCTGTTAAGGGTGCCCAGGTTAACACAACAACTGCTGGTATCTTTGATCTGGACACCGACTCAAATGGTCGTTGGTCAGTTGAGAAGTTCAAGGGTTTGATGTTTGCTATTGAGCGTGATGCCAATGCGATTGGTCAACAGACTCGTCGTGGCAAGGGTAACATGGTCATCTGTTCCGCTGATGTTGCTTCGGCACTTCAGATGGCAGGTGTTCTTGATTACACTCCTGCTCTTGCAAATAACCTAAATGTTGACGACACAACCACCACATTTGCTGGTGTTATGAATGGTCGTTACAAGGTGTATGTTGATCCATATTCAGCCAACGTAGCTGCTTCGCAGTACTATGTTGTTGGTTATAAGGGCACTTCGCCTTACGACGCTGGTTTCTTCTACTGCCCATACGTTCCGCTTCAGATGGTTCGTGCGGTTGGTGAGAATTCCTTCCAGCCTAAGATTGGTTTCAAGACTCGTTATGGTCTTGCTGCTAATCCTTTCGCCGCAGCTGGTGCGGTTGCTGCCGCTGACTCGGTTAATACCGATGCTTCACTGGATGCAAATACCAACGCTTGGTATCGTCGCGTTAAAGTTACGAACTTGATGTAAAATCAAGACGTAATAGAGTAAAACTAGGGGGGACTTCGGTCCTCCCTTTTTTTTATTATAAATAGTAATATGGTAACATCACAATCACCTATGTCTAGACAGCCTGATCAGCTAGATTATGCAAGTCCGACTCAATTTCGTTTTGGTATTCATCAATTACCAAAAGTAGAATTCTTTACGGTTAGTGCAAATCTTCCTGGCATTTCTTCTGGTACTGTTACTTACGCCACTCCATTTAAAGATATCCCTACTATGGGTGAAAAATTGGTATATGAAAATTTATCTATTAATTTTATAGTAGATGAATACTTAGAAAACTATATTTCACTTCACACTTGGATGGTGGGTATTGGTTTCCCAGATAAAAGATCGCAGTTTAGTACATTCAGAGATGTGACATCAAATACTCCAGCTGTTAGTGATACGCCATCAGTGGATACAGTTGGCCGCGCAAGTCCTGACAGAGCAATGTATTCAGATGCATTTTTGCAAATTCTTTCCAATAAAAATAATCCTATTGTTGAAGTGAATTTTGAAAATATGTTTCCTATATCTTTAAGTGCATTAGAGTTTACTCAAACAGCAACAGATGTAGAATACATGATTGCAACTGCTGAGTTTGCATATCAACTTTATGAAATTAAAACCTTATAAATAAGTTTGAACAGATGCGATAAACTTTAACATTTTTTAAATTTTAGTCTTTAATGACAATATACACAAAGAAAGTAAATCAAATTTCTGTTCATTTTTTTGAAAGAATTATATTTTATGAATTTAGACCAATTGAAAGAAGAAGCAAGAAAAGACCTTATTATAGAGAACGAAGAACAACTTGGTTCTGAATCTTTAAAGAACCAAAAAATTAAAACAAAGTATCTTGATCAACGATCTAGATTTCAATTACTGCTGCAAAAGTCTAATGGTGATTACCAAAGAATGTACAGAAGTAAGTGGGAGTACTACGGTGGTAAATCTGATGCAAAAGTTTATGTTGCAAAACCATTTGATCTAAAAGTTTTAAAAAATGACCTGGCCATGTATATCACTTCCGATGAAGAAGTTATTGCATTAGCAGATAAAATTGGTTATTTGGAAACTGTAATAAAATATCTTGAGGGGGTTATCAAGTCAATTGATAATCGTGGCTGGGATATTAAGAATGCAATTGAGTGGAAAAAGTTTGAGGCGGGAATGGTATAATTCATGTCTTGCGCTAAGTGTTGGATTCCAGCAATTACTGATTATATTGGGTTCTATAAAAATATAATACCAGATTCTATTTGTGACAATATTATTGATCATGATTGGGGTATGAAAAAATCTACCTATTCAAACAATGACGGCAAATCTAAAACAAGTGATGAACGTGTTGAGATGGATGAAGTGTGGGTTCTAAAGGACATGTCGTATTATGACGATATTAAAGGGGGAGTTTTAAAAACTATAAAGGAATATTCAAAACATCATATAAATTTTTCTTGTATTCATCATACCGACTTTAGAATTAACAAATATTCAGAGGGTGGATTTATGTCTGAACATGTAGATAATATACATCACAGTCATGGCCAACAATATGGATATCCACAAGTTTCAGTTTTACTATATTTAAACGATGATTATGAGGGTGGTGAATTTTTTGTATCTGAAAAAATGTTTCTACCAGAAAAAGGTTCGGCAATAATTTTTCCTTCAAATTTTATGTACCCTCATGAAGCAAAAGCTGTAACCAAAGGAACAAGGTGGAGCATAGTATCATGGTTGATGTAACAATGCACGAATGTTTCCCTACTGTAATATCAGAGTTTTCATTTCATCCTAGTTGGTTGTCACAAAAACAAATGGTAGAATATATTAAATTAGCTAAAAAAAATAACAATCAACATACTGATGATACATTGCATAAAATGTCATACTATTCAGATTTAAGAAATACTATTTTAGGTGCCAATAAAAATCATTTAAAAAAATTAGATTACAAATATGATAGCTTAGAAATTACTGGCATGTGGGGAAATATTTTATTTGATGGAGATTCACATCCTCCACACACACATTCTAATAATTTTTTATCGGGAGTTTATTATCTAGAGTCAGGACAAAATACTTCTGATATACAATTTTTTGATCCTAGACCGCAAGCAAATGTTTTACAACCAAGGAATAATATAAACAGAATGAATTCTTCTATGATGCAATTTAATTCTACAAAGGGATTCGGATATATTTTTCCTTCTTGGTTGCAACATTGGGTTCCTACTACAAAAGAAGAGCGTATAAGCATATCATGGAACATTATATTAAGGGGAGACTACGGAGAGTCTGGCACTTTACAAAATGCTCGTATCTAAAAAAAATGAAGTATACTTACAAATTACTAACATATCTTCCAGTGAAAGCGCTGAGCTGTCTGACTTCTTTACTTTTGAAGTACCAGGATTTAAGTTCATGCCGGCATACCGTAATAGAATTTGGGATGGAAAAATACGTTTATATTCTCCCGCCACCGGCGAAATATATTGCGGCCTGTTATCGTATGTAAAAGACTATTGTAAAAATAATAATATTAAATATACTATCGCTGAAGGAGTAGAAGATGAGCGGAATGTTGTACGTCAGGTTGTTGGAGGTTTTATTACAAGTCTCAAACCGAAGTCCAAAGGTAAGTCACTTGAAATTCGGGATTATCAAATTGAAGCTGTTCGCCTTGCATTGTCCAGAAACCGTTGCCTTATTGTTTCTCCTACTGCTTCTGGTAAGTCTTTAATAATATATGCACTAGTTCGTTATTATCATATGATGGGACTCAAGACTCTGATCTTGGTTCCTACAACATCTTTAGTTGAACAGATGTATTCCGACTTTGAAGATTATGGTTGGAACTCTGGCACATACTGCCAAAAAATATACCAAGGTCATGATAAAAAAGTAACTAAGGATGTTGTTATATCAACATGGCAGTCTATCTATAAATTGCCAAAGAAATATTTTGAACAGTTTGGTTGTGTGGTTGGAGATGAAGCCCACTTATTTAAGGCAAAGTCTCTTACAGGCATAATGACTAGGTTACATCAATGTAAGTACAGGTTCGGGCTTACAGGGACACTGGACGGTACTCAGACGCATCGACTTGTGTTAGAGGGACTATTTGGTGCAGTTGAAAACGTAACAACAACAAAGGAGTTAATGGACAAAAAAGCCTTAGCTGATTTAAAAATTAAATGCATAGTATTGGTACATCCAAATATAAGAGAAAAAATGACCTATGTTGAAGAACTTGAATATTTAGTTACGAATGACGTTAGGAATAAATTCATTATTGATTTGTGTCGTAATATTCCTGGCAATACATTATGTTTATTTCAACTTGTAGAAAAACATGGAAAAGTATTATATGAACAAGCAAATAATGTAATGAAGGATCGTAAAGTATTTTTTGTTTATGGTGGGACAGATACAAAAACAAGAGAAAATATTCGGAGTATAGTAGAAAATGAGAAAGATTCAATTATCATTGCAAGTTACGGAACTTTTTCTACTGGTATCAATATTAGGAACATTAACAACATCGTGTTCGCTTCACCTTCCAAGTCTAAAATTAGGGTGCTACAATCTATCGGACGAGGCCTGCGTATTAGCGAAAATAAAAATTCCATTCTAGTTTTTGATATAGCTGATGATATAAGTTATAATGAAAGAAGGAATTTTACATTAACACACTTTACAGAACGAATAAATATCTATAATGAACAACAATTTGCATATGAAATAAGTAGGGTCAGTTTAAGATGAACACAACTATGGTGTATAAAATTATTAAATTAACAAATGGTGAAAATCTTATTTGTCAATTAGGTGATAATATTGATAATGGTGAATATAAAATTAATTCCCCTCTTAAAATGGAGGTTCATTCAGTACTAACAAAAGAAGGCCCCGTCGATTCTTTAAATCTCAGTCGTTGGATCGGGCCGTACACAGAACAATCTAAATTTTCAATAAAAAGCGACCATGTTCTGTTGATAGCTAATGCATCACCTGGCTTGTCTAGATATTATGAACATGTCATGAAAGAAATTAATCAGTTAGACGAACCAGAAAAAAGATTAGAATTAGATAATATTGTAGATGAAGATGTATATGATGAATTATTAGAGGAACTTGAATCATCTAATACTATTCATTAACTAACTACATAGGCTAGTATACACACTTTTTTTGCGTTGTCAATTCCCTTTTGTACCTTGACTTTATAGGTATTATAATATATGATGTATTAATAATAAATTGTTTAAGGAGTTATTATGGTTATTAGAAAATCAAAAAAATCAAAGGGCGTACATTACGTTGACAATAAAGAATTTCTCAAGGCCATGGTCGAGTTTAAAGAAGATTGTAAAGTAGCTCTGGATAATGAAGAAGAACAACCATCTGTATCTAATTATATTGGAGAGTGTTTTTTAAAGATTGCAACACATCTTTCTTATCGTCCCAATTTCATTAATTACACATACAGAGATGATATGATTTCTGATGGTATTGAAAACTGTCTGCAATATGTTGCAAA